GTTTCAATGCGTGTAGACCTTCGCCGCCTCGCTTTAATTCCGGTCGCGTGAACACCGACTCATAGTCTGCCGTACCCGCCTCAAACGCTTTATTGAGATAAGCAACCATGCGATCTAATTTGCCAATGAATTGGTGATGGTGCAGCTTCTCCATTTCTGGAATCATGTAGGACGCGGGGTGGCCATGAAAATCTCGATATAACCCTCTTAAATAGTTTAATTGTAAAAGATACCTTCTAGGCAAATCATTTTCTGCTTTAATTTGATTATCAACAATATATTCCAACAGGTGCTCTGCTCTTTTGACATCCAACTCGACTGCGCTGGTGTTCATTCTCTGTTCGAATCTATATTTGAAAGAAACTTCTGCGCTTTGTCTCAGCGCATCTACTTCGTCTGCTATGTCTTTCTCCGCTTCTCCTGCTTCAAGACTAGCCACTTTCCTTTCATACCGCTTGAGGAATGCTCTGGTTCTAGCCAACTGTCTTACCTTGTAGTCGCCAAATTCGGGCTCTTCTTCGCTCCTCATCCCTCTAAGAGCCACATCTTTGTACATGGCAAACAACTCTCCAAGAAGGGCCCGTCGCTTCATAGGACGAGTGTCTTGAGCGTTGGTATCAATACCAACAATCTTTTCGTAAGCAATCGGCCAGTCCAACTTACCAGAGGCCATTTCTCCCAAAGCTTTCATCATCTCCGTCACCATGGTATTAATTTTATCTCGAATTGGTTTAGAACGTTCCCAGTTATCGACACTTTCTTTAAAACTTTTAACGTAGTGTTTGGCCGTATCGGGTAATACCTCGCCCTCTCCCCATGTCTCCAAGCTTTCTTTTGCGCGGGTGTGGTTTGTTGTCATGTAATCTTGATATCCTGACTCCTCGTTTATCCATTCGCGAATAAATTGCTGAGTCTGGTCTTCTAGTGTATCTTTGGGAATCAATGATTGCCAAAAACTTACTGTTTGTGCCATTTCTTTTCCAGCTACCGCCATTCTCTTTTCCAAGTCGGGCATAAATTCATCTCTCCAAAGTTGATCAGCTTCAATTTGGGCTTTTATATGTCTCACATATTTGATGTTATAGTCCTGTAATATGGCGTCAACCCTTTGTGCTATCCATTCCATGTTATCATCAATATAATCAATGAGCATAAGAAAGTATTCCAACATCTCTTTGGGCAAATCATCAGGGAGATCGAACCTCATCTTCATTCTTATTTTATAATTGCCTAGCTTATAATCTTCTTGAGAAAAGGCCCTAGTTCCGCCGCCGTTGCCGGTACCGGAAATCTTTTCCTCTACTGGGTCAAGCCACATCTTGAATCCTTTTCTAAGTACGTCTTTTAGTATTCTAAATTGCCCCTGATGTAATCCAGCCCTACTTCTCGCCTCATTTAAATCAAGACTAGTTTGTTTTTCTTTGTCTCGGATTTTTCCAATTAATTGGGAAATTGTGCCGTCAAGCAATTCATTGCTAATGTCAACCCACTCAATAGTATAAGAGGATCCGCCTCCGGGGCTGCTTCGATTCCACTTATCGCCAACTATTTTTACCATTGAAGCGGGTAGGTTCAAAGCAGTGCCAACTTCAACCCAATCAGTTTGTTCCACTTCATAACCGTCAGCGACTTCATCAATGTCAAAATGTTTAAATTCTCTTTCAGCAGTAGCATAAATCTGAACTGCTGTTTTTTGTAAGATTCCATGTTTTCTTAATACTGACTTTATTATCTTTTTGACTTCAACCCAGTTTTGGTCCCAGTGTTCTAGATTGTCAATGAAGTTCTCATATCCGTCTGGGTCAGGATCATAATCGTCGCTACTAAATCTTAACCCAACCCTTACGGAGTCCTCAACTCCTGTCTCTTCTATTTCTAGACCGTCGCTATCATATGCAAGTTGAGGAGTATCAAAATATCTATTATCCAAGTCCTCTTTGATTTCATCTGCAATTTCAGTATCTGTATTGCTCCACGACCAATCTGGTAATTCAGCATATTTACCCTCAAACTCTGGGTCTTCGTTTGGTGCTCTTTCATGGGCTGGAAATTCAATGCGGCCGGCTGCCCAAAAAGATATATAAGGGTTTTCTCCGAAGCCGTGATCATCAACATCGGAACCAGCGCTGATGTGATTTAGGTTCTGGTTCGCATAATCATTAAGCTCCTGAGTTCTCCTCTCGTATTCCGCAGCTTGACCCATATTCTCATATTGATCTTCGGGATCTCCCTCATCATCATGTTCTACGTTGCCCGTAAATATATCTGTATTGAAATATTTGTTCCAAAGGTCACTAGCGCTATTGTCTTCGTATGAGCCTCCAGTAAGATAGAACTCGTGCATGTAGTTTGCGGCCTCCACGTCATCTCTATTTGGATCAACTATCTTTTCTGGGTCTTCTTGATTATCGTGTAGCCAGCTTTTTACTGCTGTATAAAAACCGGGAAGCTTATCACCGTATACTCTAGTTTCAGGTACTGCCAATTCAACATCATCTTCATAATTTACATAGCGTCTTACGCGGAGTCTTGCAGTGGGTTTTATCCCAGAAACGTTTCTTTCACTATCGCTAAATATCTCTTCACCATCAAAGGAACTCAAAGCGTCCTGTGGACTATCCTCGTCGTCAGCATGTCGCATGATTTCGTTATCAAAACTATCTTCATCAACCAAATAAGCGACAAAGCCTGAATTTCTTGCCTCTTTTACTGCACAATGAAAATGTGATTTTCCTTCAGTATGACAAGAATCTATGTGACTCCAATCGCTCATCCTTATCACATCTATGGGATCTCTAGAGAAAATCACATACTTTTTCTCTTTCGCTGTTAACTCCTCTGGCTTCTCGGAAAAATAAGCTGATTTTTTGTTCCAGTATTCATTCCACAAATTCATTTTGTTGTCACTGGATTCCAATTCCTCGGAATACTCCTGTTCTCCTATGTGGTGTTCTCTAATATTTGGAAACTCTGCTTGAAGGTAGGGCCCTTGCGGGGTTTCTATTCTTGTCCAGTGTTGAGTTCTGTCTTCATATGAAAGGTCACTATCTAATAGTTTGCTTTTAGCTAATTTATTCAGCATTTTGCCAAGCTTTATTTTTCTTACTTGATCTCTTGGGCCCCTGTCCCCTTTGGTAAAACTTGCAACTTTTTCGGGGTCAACCTCAAACTTTTTGGTGACGAATACATCATTTCGAGTTTCTGTGCTAGCAACCCTTTGCTCGGAACCATCCGGCATTCTTCTCGTTTTTTTTATCTGAACCTCTCTTGGTTCTATAGTGATTTCCCATCCGTTGTTTTCAAAAAAATGAACAAGGTCTGAGCGAGGGCCGGCGCCCTTTGTCTTCAGTTCCTTTATCATGCGAAGCTTATCACCAAATAAATTTGTAAACCGAAGGTCATCAATATAGACTTCGCCGCCCAAGTAATTTGCCATCATATCATGCGCTTGATCGCTGATCTCGTAAATTACTTTTTGTTCTTTATTTTTATTTGATTCATTGAGAAAGCTATTCCAGTTCTCAAACAATTTATTTATTTTCATGCTGCGTACCTTTTATTTAAACGTCTTTTCTTTAGAAGTTTCCAGCAAATCTGGAATGAAAGACTTCTTAAATTTCAACAATCTTTCAAATTTTATTTTCTGTCTCGCATTCGTGTAAAGTGCTGTTGGCTTTTTTATTTCTCCATCGATTACCTGTTCATCAAAGTCATAAAATTTTGATTTAGGTGGATTAGTCAAGATTGTGGCTGGAAGAATAAAAAGAATTGCCAGCAATAGTATTCTAAACATATCTAAAGTGCCTCGCAGGTTACAATTATACATCAATAATTAGTTCCTGTTTTATATAAAAGAAAGGGCATCAAGAAAAACTTGATGCCCAATCAGACCCACAACTCAAATTTATTTACTTAAAATGTTTTTCGATCCATTATTACTCTTCCTCCAATTCTTTATTGACATCACCGAACTTCAATTGCTCGCCATCTTGGAAGGTAATTATCGTATTGTTTGAAGGGTGAGGTTTGATATGGACTTTAATAAAATCATCCAAGGATTCAAATATAGCAACCCCTCCTCGTGGTGGTGGATAAAGCCAATGGACAATACATTGACCAGTTGCCAATTCGACGCCTTCAATAACAACGCCTGCGCCAGACACACTTGTTTCATCGGAATCACGAAAAACAGTAAAAGTTCTAATACCCCTTGGAGCTAATTTCGGAGGTGCCTTGGGGATTAAATTTTCTGTTGTTGTGCTTGTTTCCACATTGGGTGTTTCTTCTTTCACTTTTTTTGCCTCTTTGTTCTTCATATATTAAATAGTTTCAATGTGTTTGAAGAGATATATTGTATGCTCTTGATAGCTCTTCTTCACAAAATCTCATTGTTGCCATCAAACTAGACACCAGACTTAAGTCTGGTGGAGAAAGAATAAAATATTTAGTACCATCTTCTAGCACATGAAGTTTTTGTACTTTTTTCATCTCCTTTAAATAATGTAACAAGCTCATAGTACTAACATAATACTCACACAACACAGTAATCACAGAGTGATAATTATTCCATACACAATCATATTCTTTTCCACTACGTTCACGAATCAATTCGCATACCCACTTGCTTAGTTTCTCTGCATCACTGATCACAACATCAACGAGCTTTTTTGGACAACCAAAAGCTTCTTCTTTACTCACCTGTTACCCACTTTACATATTCATGTAAGCATTGTTCGCTATGTCGTTTCCACTGTTTTTCATCTAGTATAATATCCAATCTCTTTGCTAATTTAAAACCTTTATCCCAAGCTTCAAATTCTTCTTTTAAAGTATCCAGTTTGAAGCTTTTGCTATTTCTTCTTTTTTGTAAGCCTGGAAATTTTTGTTCGAACCTTTTCTTATTACCTCTAATCAAAGCATGGCCAGCTTCATGAAGCAGGGTGTGCAGTTGATATCGTAAATGTTGACAATTGTTTATAGTTATCACATTACCACAATAAGTATTGCCGACTTTGCGATCAAAGATTACTACAATATTTTTTACATCTTCTAAGTATATTTCCACGTCCTCAATATGTTTTCGTAGTTTTTGTCTTTCTTTTTCTTGCACGAGAGCCTCCAGCTACTCCGGTGCCCCAAAAATGCTTATTTTTTTTCTGATCTGTTATCAACATAACCATAATGTGGGGACCAGATTTATCTTCTCTATAATAACTTCGATAAAGTTCTAAATTGCCATATAAAGGAGTTTGTTTTTTCCTTGTCTTTCTTTTTTTGATAGGCAACTGATTTAAATATTCTATGCAGTCTTTAGCAAGAGTCTGATGGTTTTCTAAGGTAATTTTGTCCTTTTTGTCAATTATATCAATTTCTGCAAGAACAATCCATTTACTTTTGCCATATCCACTCACATCATGGAAGTAAGAACTATGATATCTCCCGAGCTTTTTCTTATTGGATTTATAACTTTTAAGTACAGTACCAAATTCTGGTCTGGGTCGCAGTTTGCACTCAATCATTGTTTTCTCCGAAGTGTGTACACAATTCAGCATAACCACCAATAAAATGGAAACCTTTTGTTTCCGATATCTCAAGAATCATTGGTACAGTTTCCCAACTATATTTCTTTTTTGTTTCCAATAAAAGCTCTTCGTTACAATCCATAATGTTAATAACATATTCCAATTTGTGCTTATCCAGCAATTCAATTGCTTTATCACAAAACGAACAGCCTGTTTCAATATATAAATGATAAGAACTTTTCATCCTTTCAAAACCTTTTTGCTAGTAGTTCGCAACTTCTCTTCGATAACAGAGGGTTCACCAACCACTACAATTTCCATTCCGGAATGACCTCTATTAATATATATTGTAGTATACTCTTGCGCTGCATGCAAACCTTCTGGCAATTTTGTTTCACTGTTTTTTTCACCAAATATGTGATTCGGGCGTAGCATTACAACATGTTTTGGGTTAACAAAAACTTCCCTTAGAGAATAATTCTTAGTACCCAGTTCTCTTGAATCAAACGAATCAAATTTATTTTCATAAACTTCTACCAGTTTTACAACCATTATTTATTTCCTTTAGATGTATTACCGCCTTGTCCAGACATCATTTTTTCCATCATAGATTTCATAATTTCTGCTTGACCAGATTGTTCACCTGTCATTTGTGATAACACATCTGGTGGAAGTTGACTCATGGCCAAGTTTTGTGCATAATCGGTGCTGGCTTTTGAAGCTTCCCACGATGAAGTCATTTTTTCCATTTGTTCCTTCATCAGAGCCACCGCTTCGTCTGTAACTTTCTTTTTTACTTGCTCTTGCATACTTCGATCATATTCATATGGCCCGGATTCATGTGATTCGAAATCTACCTCTTCTTCGGGTGGCACATCATCTTCAATAATCATAGCTTTTTGATAGCTACGCAACATTTGATAACAATCTGCTAGTCGAACATCTATTTTATAAAGATCGCCCCTTAGTTGATCAAGTTCTTTTAAGGTAGTAGGAAGATCGCCGGTCTCCTCAACAAGATTAGTAATTTTCTTTAGTTTCTTAGGGCAAGATGAGTTTAATTTCTCTATTTCCGAGAGGAGTGACAAAATTTTTGCCGGTATCTCCTCCATGTCGATAGAATAGCTTATTTTTACGTATTGCATGTATGCTCCTCGATAGTTTTTACTCAAGCATAATTATACAATGTTTGAACCATTATTTCAAGCTTTTTTTTAACTACTAATAATAACATTCCAAAGAGCACCAGTTGTAAGAGCTACAAGACCTGTGACGATTATCCACTGAAGGCGGGAATAGGTTTGTTTCCAATTTTCTAATTCGCGTAACCTAGCATACAAACCCTGATCTGGATTGTAAATAGCTTCTTTAATTTTTGCTACATTTTCTGCCATTTCCTCTTGTCTTTCCAAGAGCATTTCAATTTTTGCGCCGAGTTCAGCAATATTGACTGATAGGCATTGCGTTTCACTTAGTGGTTCGTTTGGCATGAAAATGTTTCTCCCGCTCAACTATTCAACAATCGCATAATCAGTAGTAATTAGTACAGAGGCAGCAGAAGCTGCATTTATTAACGCATTTTTTGTAACTTTTACTGGATCAATTACGCCAACTTCAAACATATCAACAACACTATCTGTTACAAAATCATAACCATGTGTCTCACAAGTCTGATTTTCAACCAAGTCTAATATGAGGTCTGCAGATTTTCCTGCATTACAAGCCATTTGTTTTAAAGGTTCCTTAACAGAATTAACAACAATATCTACACCAAGCTTTTGTTCTTCATTCTCAGTCTCTACAATCAAGTTTTTAATTGCACGGATCAAAGCAACTCCACCTCCTGGGACAACTCCTTCTTCTTGCGCGGCCTTAACTGCTTCTAGTGCATCTTCAATTCGATGTTTGCGCTCAATCATTTCCACTTCAGTTAAACCACCAACATAAACAACCGCAATACCGCTAGCTAGTCTAGTAATTCTTTCTTGAACTTTTTCACATTCATAAACTGAATCAGTTTGTATTATCAACTCTTTTAAAGATTCAATGCGATCTTCGACAACTTCGTGGTCTCCTTTTCCTCCAACAATTGTTGTGAGATTTTTAAGAGACTCAATTGTTTTAGCTGTACCTAGATGTTCTAGCTTGGCATCACGAATTCTCATACCAGATTCTCTTGAAACAAAAGTTGCGCCAATAGAAAGAGATAAATCTTCTAGAATATTTTTTCTTTCCTCACCATATCTTGGTGCTTTAACAGCGGCTACTTTCATTGTTCCACGTAATGAATTCATAATCAACGCAGCCAAAGCCTGACCTTCAACATTTTCAGCAACAATAACAAAAGGTCTGTTTTCTCTGGCTACAACCTCTAATACGGGCAAAATATCTTCAAGAGAATCAATTGAATGGTCGGTTACTAAAATATATGGATTTTCGTATCTCAGAGCCCCTCTGCGCTCGTCAGTGACAAAGGCAGTGGCCAAGTACCCGGAATCAAAACGGAAGCCCTCAAGTACGTCTAAGGCCGTCTCAACGGACCTTGCCTCTTCAACTGTAATGGCGCCATCCTTGCCAACTTTGTCGACTGCGGTTGCTATAAGATCTCCTATAGTTTTGTCATTATTGGCTGAAATAATTGCAATATGAGCGATATCTTCTTTTGATCTAATGGGTTTTGATTGTTCCTCTAGATTTTTAACTATCTCTTTTACAGCCTTGTCAATACCTCTTTTAAGTTCAATTGAAGAGACGCCGGCAACCAAATATTTTTGTGCGTTTTGTAAAATAGAACGAGCAATAACTGTTGCTGTTGTTGTCCCATCTCCGGCAACTTGATTTGTTTGCGATGCTGCTTGTTTAATGATTTGGGCGGCTGCATTTTCAAAGGGATCTTCTAATTCCACAAACCTTGCAACAGTAACACCATCTTTGGTAATAAAAGGATTTTTACCTTTTTGATGAATAATTACGTTTCTTCCTCTTGGGCCCAATGTTGAAGCAACATTATCAGCCAACACATCAACTCCTTTGAGGGTTTTTTCTCGAAGCGATGAACCGTATCATATTTTCGTGACATATATACCTTTCTTGTTGTTATATAATATAATTGTTTTTAGTAGAAATGTAAAGAATTATTTCTCTTGTTCTTTTTTGTGATATTTTCTAGTGCCCTTTTCAATTCTTCCAGCAGTTCTGGCTGCTTCAAGACCCTGTTCTTTATCGCCACCAACAAAATAGCTATTCAACTGGCTGCTCAAAGTTTGTACGAGCCCAAAGATATCAAAAATCTGTTGCTGTAGAACTTCCGCATATTTATTTGCCAATTCTGTAATTGCAGACTTGCCAACACCAATTTGCCCCAAGTAGCCAACGCCATTTTCGTAATCTTTCCTATAATATCTATTAGCTACCACAAACTGTGTTTCTTCTCTTTCACCGCTTTGAAGATCAGCGCCGGTGGTCTTGCCGATCAAATCCCAAAAAGCTTGTTCGCTGTTAGATAAAGTATACCTTAAAAGTTTAACCGACTCACCATAAGACATATAACCCTCCATTGAAAGGCCGGCCACTTTTTTGAATCTAGGATCTGCTCCCCTGATTGTACCACTGGGAATGTATAAAATTTTATCTGTTCCTCTTTGTACAATTTTTAATCTCGGTTGTCCCAATCTTGGGCCGCCGCCCCACACTTCATCTTTATTTATTTCAGCGGTCTTCCAAAGTTCCCAAGCTGCCGCAGGAGTCATATCGCTCATCATAGTATTGTAGACCTTTTTACTATCTTTACCAAGATTTAAATATTCATCGGTTTCTGGTGCGCCCAAAGGATTAAATTCTTCAACTGAGTCAGCTTCGACTTTATACTCTGCGCCCAAATTTTTAGGTAATAAGAGAAGCGAATGATTCTTAGAGGGGCCTTGAATTAGCGCATCTAAAAAGGTTTCTGCATTAAAGTCAAACTCATAAAATTTAATGTTGCCCTCCAGTTCATCTGAGCCTTCTCCGGAAAGTTCTTTGAGAGCAATGATATATTTCATTGAACCGCCAACACCAGATTGTCCCAAGTAGTCAGGGTTGTCAATCATTTTTCCAGTTTCCGGATCCGCCACAAGAGGAGAAACTTTTGTTGGGTCTGTGAAGTGAGAAATTAAATCAGCATAGCTTCCGTGGATATCACCACCTCTAGACTCCGTTAACAATTTTAAGCTGATTGGAGCCTTCTCGTTATCAATAATATCCTGAATACCGGCTGTTCCTGCTGGCACCTGTTCGCCCTCTAGAAGTGCAGCTAGAAAACCTTCAAAGGTAAAGCCAGCAGCAGAAGCGTTGAAGTGTATAAGAATGTTGGTTAAGGTGTCCAAAAAGACAATGTGGCTTAAGATCTCTGAAATTTCAGCACCCTCAATTGGAGGAGATGTGAGGAAATCATTAATTGCTGTAATTTTTTCAGAAAGAGTTCTTCCTTTTGCAATAATTCTCTGCAAAAGATTGGTTAAGATTTCTCTATCTTTTGTGCCTTCCTTGCCCCATTCTTTTTCAGATAGTCGAATGATTGGCATAATAATTGTTAACTCTTTTTCCTCACTAGCTCCGGGGCTTCTCTTTTCTGTTATTGATTGTACGGTCTTTAGCCCATCCATTACCTCCTCAATCATTTCAAATAATAATTTTGGAGTGATGGCTTGTTTTTTATTTTTGGCATAATGTTCTATTAAGAGAGAATCTAAATCTTTATTTTCCATACCAGTAATTAGTTCCTTATTTCGCTAAGTATCTGTTCTAAAGGAAGCCCTGCACAATCAATTTTTCCATCAGTCAAATTATAATGGCTAACCACGCCATGCCAATTGGCTTTTTTTGAGGGCGGGTGTACGGTAGTCAATAGATCACCATTATTATCCAGTGGGCATACCAAAGGAATGTCATAGTGTTCACTCAAACACTTGACTAAAGCCTTATATGCCTCTATCTGCACAGGGTAGTAGCCTAAATGTTCCTTTAGAGTTCTACCATGTACTTTAGAATCACCTAACACCGGGCGGGATCCAAAGCCCTTTTTCTCATAGTACTTTTGATATTTAGTATAATACGCATTACTAAAATCAATACCAATTGAAGTATTATTAACTCCTCTATTTCCAGCATGCCAAGCTATGTTTTGAGTATCGACCATTTGATAAATTGTGCCATCGTTGTCAATTGCAAAATGGCTAGATATTCCTTTATTTTTTAGAATTTTATAACAAGAACTAGCAGAAAGCGCAACATCCCAATGAGTAACAATCATTGTCGGAATTCTTTCTTTTGTGACCAACCTGTAACAGTTGGAGGGAAGTTCCAAATTACCAGAGTCCACTAAATTGACAACCTTATTCCATTTAATTGGTAAGCCTTTGCCGCCACATATGATCTTTTTTATATTTTCCAAATCCTTGATTTTAGATTCATACTGATCTAAAGTCAATTCCATTAGAGCTTGTCTTGCAGTCACAATTCGCCTATAAGTTGCGGGCCCACATAGGCCATCTGCTTTTAAATCGTGTTCCTCTTGAAACTCTTCGATCTTTTCTATAAGTCTGTCATCAAACTCCAAAGCACCAAACCAAATTGGTTCCCAACCAAGTTTTGATGCACTAGCAGTATTATAAAAATTCTTATCCATGGTTTTCTCCTAAACTATTTCATCAGCAATGCCCAGTTCAACTGCTTCTTGCGCTGTTAAATAAACATTCATTTTTCTTCCTAACAATTTTTTTATATATCTTTTGGTCATATCAGTTTCTTCAATTAGAGCATTAATATATTGTTCTTGAATCCATTTTACTTCTTCAAATTCGTTTTCAAGGTTATATACAGGCCCATGTTGACCACCAATAACGCTATGAATCATGACACGACAATTCTTTCCAATCCTTCTCTGACCTTTGGTTCCTGCAGCTAGTAAAAGCACACCAGCAGACATTACTTTTCCCAATCCCAAAGTTTGAACTTCACAATCTTCGCGAATCATACGCATGGCGTCATAAATTGCAAACATTTCCATGGCGGCTCCACCATAAGTGGAAATGACAACTTCAAATGGTTCATATTGAATTTCTTCATTTTCTTCATCAATATACATTCCATTCTCTTTAAAATGCCACATGGAATATAAAATGTCTGGAGTTCTTTCTTCTTCGATTTCACCAACTATATTAACTTTTCGTAGTTTTTTATCTTCCCTAGGTGAATCCAGCATGATGATTGGAGAACCAGTGTGTTCTGATTCTTCTAATTCTTCTTCCGGCTCTTCTTTTTCTTTTAGTTTAAATTTCATTTGGATTTTTCTGGTTTGTGGCTTGTTTTAAGCTTTTTCTTATTACCATGGGAAGATTCTTCATAAAGTTCATAAGGAAATAGGCGAGCCCAATCCAACATTACTTTTTTATCCCCAAACATACGAGTATACAACAAAGTAAGTTTATTGGTACCTTTTATATACCCATGACCCGCCGGATCCCAATCCGACATTATTTTTTGAATCTCATTTCTCGCTCTCTTGCCAGGAATATTATCAATTTGCAATCTGTAGCGGAGAGATTCTTCATTCTTGCTCGAAACTTTCCAAATTGTTGCCGTCATCATTTTCTCCTTGTTCTTTGTGACTCACAAATTTTCTTACATGTAGTATATCATCCTTCCAAAAAAGATCAACCTCTTTTTTTACATATTTTTCCAATAATAACATATATGATTTGAATTGTTCATAACTTATATCTTTGTTACGTCTTCTAAATGCACACCAATTAATTAGTGAATTTATAAAAAATGCGTTTTCCGCATACATAACGTTTTTGTCCACCCTAAAAGCCTCATCCTGTTCTAACATCAAATGCAATAAGGGCCTTTTTTCTTTCACTTTTAAAAATCTCGCCATTTTCCAAAGACCTCCATAGTAAATATCCAATCATTTCCAAATTTGCTCCTTATAATGATCATTAACAGCAGTCATTGCTTCTTCCCATGTTTTGGGAGTACTAGCAGCATGAAACTTTTTTGGCCAAACCGCAGTAAATTTTGATATTGCCACCCCTTTCCAAGCTTCCATTATTTGCTCGTCTGATAATTTAAACATTTTGATACTTTCTTCATCAATGTTACTTTCTTCCAATATTTTGTATTTTAATTTCTTTATTAAAGTCAGATCATCCACAATAGAAGCCAACAAAGTCATGCCAAGCATGTTAATTTCTTTTACAAATATGAGCAGATACCCGTAGTTAAGAAGAAAAGCGAGTAGTCTATAGGTTAAAATACCGCCAAAAAACCATAACAATTCATACATTCTTTACCTCTACATAAAACAAAAGCCACATAACTTATGTGGCTTTTATAATAGTTCATTCTACAGGATATGTCAAGCTATTTGTTTTTTGTATCTTCCAGTATGCGCGAAAGAACCCGGCGCTGTACTTCATTGGATAAAGTTTCAGTCCTAACTTCTTTGACGATATCGGCCTCTGCCTTTACATATACTGGCTTAGATAACTGTCTCATACGATGATTATAAAGCGTAGCTATTTTTTCTTCTAGTTTAGAGGGTTGTTTTGTATGAGTCTTGGATTCCGTAACAAGAGCTTGGCGTACCTTGTCGCGAATGTATTTCTCAGCCATTATTTCTTCATCACTCAATTCAGGAGCCATACCCAACTCTTCGCCACCTTCCATTTCTTCACCTTCCTCTTCTTCTCCACCCAAAGCTAGTTCTTCTCCGCCGGCCTCTTCTGCTTTTACTTTCACGCCTGTTTCGGTGGTGATTGCATCAGCAATTGCATCAACAAGATCCATAACAGCCACTTCACCCTTTACAACGCCCTCTTCGGCGCCAGGCTCAAGCTCAGGCTCAAGCTCAGGCTCAAGCTCAGGCTCAAGCTCAGGCTCAAGTTCAGGCTCAAGTTCTGCCGCGGCCATAGGGGCCTCATCGGGCGCATCTAAATCTGGGCCTCTTTCTTCTTCTTCTTCTTCTTCTGGGAATTGTTCATGAAGCTTCTGGTTTGAACTCAAACCAATAGAGCCAACATTTGCTAGTTGCATAAAGCGACGAACAGTGTTTTCACTTAATAAATCTCTGTTTTTCATTTTTTATCTCCTGTAAAATGATACCAAGTCATTACAAATTGCTAAAGTAAATAGTATTATGAAATCAAAAGTTCCATTTTAATTAAGTTCTTGTTTTCTTTATTGCTTTGGCTAATTTTTCAATTGCCCGATCTTGTATTTGCTTAATTCTTACAAAACTAACTTGCATTCTATCTGCGACTTCTCGCAATGTTAGCATTCCATGTTTTTCAACCGTTATTAAAGTACAATTTAAATCTTCTTCATAATCAAGCCACTGTCTACATTCTTTTTGTTTACACGGACTATCATTATTTATACACTCTATCATACACTTTCTCATATATCCGAATACTCCTTCTCTAGTGTGTCATATATATTTTCTACCTCTTTCTCGCTTAAAGCAAATTTATTTTTATTTTCTTTGCCTAGTTCTTGAAGTTTTTTTGAGGCTAACCTTCTTCCCCTGCCATGCTTTCCATAAGATTCTTTTAGCTTGTTAATATACAGTATTAAATTTTCATCGCCCTCAATATACCCATTTATAATACCACAAAAAAAGTCCGTTTGAGTTAGTCCATCATAATGTAAGCGTATTTTTAGATCAGCATGTTTCTTTTCTGTATCATAAAATACAATTTTCTTTTCACTCTTGCCATATGTGACCATTTTAATTGCGCTCCAAAATGTGAGTCCAACTTTCTTTTTGGCCAGCATTTGTTTGAGTTAAAAATTTAGCCTTTGCCCTCAAAATATCCAAATCAATAGAACCAGAATAAGAAAGGCCACTACGTATACCACCTTCCAAGTCAGACAAAATATCAATTACCGAGCCTTTGTATATCACCTGTGTTGATACTCCTTCTGGCGAAGAAGATTTGCCACGCCAATCTACTTGGGCTGATCTTGATGCCATACCTCTATATGACTTATATTGATTTCCTTTTTCGTCGTGTACAATTGGCCCAGGTGTTTCGTCGGTACCCGCTAAAAGAGAACCAGTTATAATTGCATCAGCGCCGGCCGCTATAGATTTTATTATGTCTCCACTATTTTTGATCCCACCGTCAGCAATAAGTTTGGCTTCTCTATCAGATTTGGCGCAATCTAATATTGATTGAAAAGTTGGTATACCATGCCCAGTTTTGATTCTTGTCGAACAAATAGAACCACCCCCAATTCCAACCCTAATACTATCGGCACCCCAATCAGCCAGTCGATTAAATCCTTCTAAAGTTGCAACGTTGCCAGCCATTATGTGTACGGAATCATTAAATTTATTTTTAAGAGTTTGCAAAGCTTCTCTCATGAGAGTATGATCTCCGTGTGCAACATCAATACAAAGCATTTTTATTCCTGCTGTATAAAGCAAATCTGCTCTTTCTAAATAATTTCCAGTAATACCGATTGCTGCACCAATATTAGCAGGAAATCGTTCTTCAACAACCTTTGTGATAATTCCTACTTGCTCTTCAATTGTGTTATATCGATGTATAATAGCCATTCCCCCAGCAGACATCATGGCAATTGCCATGTCTTTACCACTTATGGTGTCCATCGGACTAGAAATAATAGGAAGCTCTAGTTCGACACCTCTTCCTAAATCAACGCTTAAGTCAACATCCTTTCTACTAAAAATATCAGAATATTGAGGTTCTAAAAGAACATCATCAAAACTTAAAGCTTTTCTCATTTTTCCCTCGTTTTGTTTAAATTGTAAGCCCATGTGGCATAATCATCTTGAGGCTTATCTTGTTCAGTCTTTTCTTCAACTTTTTGTTGTTTATTAACATATTCTAGTGTAGCCTGGGCTTGTTCCCAACAATCTGGACAATAAAGTTTAACGGAAGCTGGTTCATTATTAACAATAACTCTCCACTTTTGAACCATCTCTTTATTAGTTTTATCAAAAGTTTCACCACAATTTAAGCAATTATTAGGTATTTTGCTAAACATATTCATTGTTTTTTGCAAATCGGCCTTCTTTTTATTTCGTTTACCTTTTCCCATTACCACCTACCTGTTGAGCCGAAGCCTCCATCGCCTCGTTGACCACCTTTATTTAAAGTATCTTCAAAAACCTCTTGAATTCCACAATGTATAACGGGCACCAAAACTGCCTGAGCTATTTTTTCCCCTGGTTCAATGATTTGTGTATCGTGACCAAGGTTGTGTAAATTAATATATATTTCTCCATCATAGCCTGGATCAATTACACACGCCCCCACCAATAGTTGTCTCATCGAGGCTATTCCCGATTTATTTTTTATTTCCAACATATAACCTTCAGGTACCTCGACCTTCAATCCAGTTGGGATAACTCTACTACTATTTCTTGGTATGGAAAACGCAGATTCCTTATGGTGTGTCGGACAATAAAAAATATCCATACCAACATCGGCCTTGTGTGCTCTAACAGGTAGTTTTGCTACTTTTCTAATTCTATAAAATTTAAGATTCATTATCACCCCAATAGCCTAAAAGTATGTCGAATAGAACGAGTGCTAAAGCCCCACTGTTCATCATATTGAAGCTTTGCCAAATAAGGTCGATTAATATGTACCCTATCCTTTGCAGGTTTAATACCCCAACACTTAATTGTCGTCAGAACACTATTCGAATCAACAACTTCAATCAGATAATAATCTTTTCCATTTTTTGTCTTTTTAATCATAACCTTTCTTGGAATAAACCAAACTAACTGTAAATCTGGATCATATTCTGAAATAGGAGGAATAACCTTTTGTTCCAAGCTGCTCTTTACTTCATCAGTCAATACCAAATGTAGTGGAAATATGCCTGTTAGTTCGGAAAGATATTCAATTTTTTCTTCATTAGAAAATTCTCCCTCTTGTGCATATTTCTCAATATTTTCAAGCAGATTCTTTTCTTTTCTTGGTCTATCAACAGCAACAGCGGACCAGAAATGTTTGCCTCCAGTAAATCTATCGTCCATCAATTCCTTCAGAGCGCCGCTTCGAACTAAAACATCAAGAGCTTTTTTATTTAATTTACTATAAATCATATCTTCATTAAATAAAAACTTTTCAATTGTATTGAATGGCCTATTTGTAATAATTTGATGCATGGCTGCATCACCCAAACCTTTAATAGAGGTTAGTGGTTGAATTAGAGTAGTCTCGTCTTCCGATATATCCCAGACTCTTCCTGATTTGTTGATATTTAGAGGCTCTATATTATAACCAAAGCTTTTGACAATGCCAATGGCTTTTTCTTTTCTACTCTCAGGTTCTTTATCTAAAAAGGCGGCCAGCCATTCAGAAGGATAATAATTGAGAAGCCAAGCGCACTGATAACTAAGAATACTATAGCTAACCGCATGCGATTTATTGAAGCCGTATCCTGAAAAGTATTCAAACTTTTGCCACAGTTTTCGCGCCGTGTCTCTAGATAATCCTTTAGATATACAACCTTTGATGAATTTTGATTCGATTTCGATTTTCTTTTCATTTCCCTTGCCTGTTCCTTTCTTAACCAAAAGCTTTCTAAGAAGATTTCCATCGTCTAGAGTAATTCCTTCTCCTAGTTCATGAGCCAAAAGCGCAATCTGCTCTTGAAAAATTAAAAATCCATAAGTTTCTTTTGTGGTTCTTTTTACAATTTCGTGATCGTATTCAATAGAGCTTGGATTTTCTTTTGCCTCAATATAGATTTTATCCACGCCGGCGCTCAAAGGACCGGGACGATAAATACTAGTAATTGCAGCCAAGTCAATAATGCTCTTTGGTTTAGCTTTCTTACAAAAGAATTGAGCGCCCTTTTCTGTAAATTGAAATACTCCTGCCCACTTTCCTTCATGAAAAATGTTTTTATAAACCTTTTGATCGTTAAAATTAATCTTATCCGGATGTAAATTCTCGTTGTAATACTTTTTAACATCTTCAAACGTAGGTTCCTCAACATTGTGATGTCTTTTTAATATATGCCGAACCGCTGTCTCGATCATTCTCAAAGAAGCCAATCCCAAAATATCAAACTTAATAAAGCCCATGGGTTCAAGATGTCGAACATTCTGACCTTCGCTCCATGGAGTTTGCATGGTGCCGCCGCTGTTAATCAGAGGCATATGCTGATCTAGATCTTCTCCAACAACAACACCTCCTGCATGCCTAGATGTAGAACGAACCTGTCCATATAGAACGTTGATGCGCTGCTCAATTTCGGGATATTTATCTAAGTATCTACGAAGAGTTTCAGAATACTGCATAACCTCTTCAAAAGTAGGAATATAAACACCAGCCTTGATTCCATGAACTTTCTTCGCCAAAGGCGTTGCTTCTAAAAGCATTTTGGATGTAACATTATTTACCTCTGCAAACGGCACATCATAAAATTTTGATATATCTTTAATCAAAGATCTGAGCTGCAAAGTATTAAAGTTAGAGATGGGTATAACTGTTGTCTTCCCCCACTTCTCTGCTAGTTCTTCTTTAAGAATCATTGGATCTGATACGTCATAGTCGATATCTGGATAATCCTTGGCATCTCGCCTAAGAAATCTTGAAAACAAGAGATTGTACTTGATTGGATCAATCTGGGTAATTCCAAGAACGTAGGAAACCAAAGAACCAGCGGCGGATCCGCGCCCTGGGCCGGCCAACTGAGAAGCAGTAGCTTCTCTTGCAATTGCCTTCATGGTTAAAAAGTATTTACTAAACCCGCGATCATCGATAACATGAAGCTCCTCTTTCAAGCGCTCAATATATTCTTTATCGTTCGCCATATTTGTTGCTCGAAAGCCATCTAAACAAAGGGCTGTCAAAGTCTGTGTCGCAGTTTTACCAGCAGGAACAACAAAATTAGGCAAATGTACAGTTGTGTCTGGTGCAAACTTCTCAATACGATTGTGGGCAATCTCCTGTGTTCTCATAATTGACTCCGCAACCAAGTCATCGTCATAAGATACGCCAACTATATCTGAATATGCTTTATAGGACTCCCACATTTGATCGCCGTTCTTTGGATAAAGTTCATATCCGATCTCTTCAACTTCAATTGGAAGCTCCATACTGAGCCATTCTGGTTTTCCACGTCCAAGCCAACCCAGTCTCTTATACAGTTCGCGATCTTTCCAAGCATTTTCATTTGGATAATGACTATCGGCAGTTGAAATCAGTTCGATGTCGAACTCTTTATGCATTTGAATAATATATTTATTAAGCTGATGTTGTTCAGGAATATTGTTCCACTGTAATTCGCCATACCAACGATCTCCGTAGATATTAATCATATTGCGAGTGGTATCTCGCATTGCATTTAATATAGCCTTTTCGCCTTCATCCTTATTCTCCCAAAAATTACCAGCATATACACCACCCAAACAAGCGCTGGCTGCAATCACACCCTCGCTATGCTCCTTAAGTAAATCGTAATCCATTCTGGGATATCGATAAAAGTTACTTTCAGAATAAGATTTCGAAACCATAGAAAAAATATTACTAAGACCTATCTGATTCTGGGCCAACAAAATTAAGTGCCTTCTGCGATTTAAAATATTCTTGACACTTCTTTTTGAAGCACCTTCATCTTCAATTATCATTCCACCTTGCTTTTGAAATTCTTTCTTTCTTTTTTTATCTTCTTTAGCATTTTCGTATTCTTCGCGCCAGTCTGCGATAGAAGGAAGAAAATAAGCCTCAACACCATAAATAGGTTTAAAGTCTTTACCTTCTTCTTGCATTTTCTTTGAATGAAGAACTTGATAAGCCAACCCATTCATATTACCATGATCTGTAAGGGCTAGGGCATTGGAGCCATTTTGAAATGCGAATTCCATGTGTTCTTGTGGATAACCCAAACCGTCAAAGGGGGAGCCTGCAACGGAATGTGCATGAAGTCCAACAAAGGGCATATTACTCTTTTTCATTTCCTTTTTCCCCTTAATTCTAGCATTATTTTGTTTATTACTTCTAAAGCAGATTCTAAATCATCTTTAATACATTCAATTTCATAAATCGTAGTATCTGATTCTATTCCCAGTTTAGCACAAAAAATAGAATCTACAAAGAATTTTTGTTCTAAAGATAGCTGAGAATAGTTTGTTGGAAATCCAACATATTCCTTATACCTGGTTGGTATATTGTCGTAAGTGTTTTCCTCGTTCATATAACCTCCTTATTTTTGCAACTGTATCAAACATCTTCCCCATTGTCAACACCAATTTCATTAAATTCTCTGTAGGCTAACATGGTACTAGCAGGGCGTTTAACAAGTGTACTTTGCTCTGAACCTAAATAATAACAATATTTTTCCCAACTGTCAACATTATAATACCAATCAACTTCATATATATTCGATTCGTTAATATTTGCTAATCCAAAAACATCTTTAAGAGTAAAATTACGTTGGGACCACCTTTCTTCTATAGGTAGTCTTTGTGGACCTCGGCCATTCTCGAATCTCTGTCCCGCAATATGCGCTCCAGTGCCCTCTCTAATTGCTCTTTTAAAAGCTTTATAGTTCTCTTCATTAAAAGTAAATCCAAGATATTCTCCATCTTTAACAGTTTTATCTTGAAAAGAAAGATAAAAATCTGAAGTGCTAGAAATCTGTGTTCTATGTTTTCTTAAATTTTCAGGTGGATATATCCCAAACGGAAACGAAACATAATATCTCTTTGGTTTAAGCCACTTGCTTATTTGCTGACTTATATGATAAGCAGTTAGAGCACCATATAAGACACTCCAAGATAAACAGTCTCGCCTGCCCCGATCTTTTGGATGTATAGGAACATAAAATATTGGAATTTCTTTTATTTCATTTTTTGGATAAGTACCATATTGCGAACGATTAAACCAAATCGGATCTTTTACGTAATCGCCTATTTTATATCGAATTAGCGGCTGTACATCGTCGTTACAAACAATCCAAATTGTCTCGCAACCCGCATATGCACATTCTACAACTGATCTTTCTACTGCAAAATAATCTGGCGCAATGGGCATCATTGTATCATGCCACGGTAAATTAAAATCGGATTTTTGGCCAGCAACAGGAATTATTCCGGCCAAGTGAAAAGATTTCACATCACCCCTGAATACCCACCTTGGCCACCACTAGAGGCTTCCCCAGCACCACCACCAGCACCACCAGCACTAGCTCCTGCGCTAGCACCAACACCAGCACCTGCAGCGCTCTGTACACCAGATTGGCCACCGCCACCTGAGTTCTCCATAAACGCTTCAAGCATTTTCATAATCATAATAATCAGTAGCATTTTTTGCATATCTTCAGTACTCATTTCACCAATACTCTGAAATGCTCCCTGGCTTTCATTGACCGACGAGTTATGAAGCGAACAAAAATCTTGAGTATTCATACCACCATAATAATTATTGGTATTATTAACAGTTTGATTCTGTGTGTTACCAATTAAATTTTGATCTCCAATGGCTAAACTATTTTTGCCGCCATCATCTGATACCCCGCCAGCACCTTTTGATGGGGTGACCACTTGCGTGTTTGATGCTCCGGCCGCACCGGCACCTGCGCCGGGGGCATGGGCCGCACCAGCGCCACCAACTCCCCCAATTCCTCCTACACCACTCATATTTTTTTCTCCTCTCCTACCGCTTCGAATTCGAGACATTTTGAATATCTCCTAAAAAATAATTACTTACTCTTGATAGGTAGGTATCAAAAGTAAAATTTTTCATATTGAACCCTTCATCTGTAGAAGGAAAGAACTTAATGTTCTCAACTGGTTCATATGTATTACTTTCTAAATTTCTAACTTCTCTTTTTGCATGTTCAATTTTAATAGCATGTCGTTTGTTTTTGCCGTGACTATTGCCACGAATTCCATATTCTTTCATCAAATTCATAGTTTTTAGTCTAACATAGGAATCTGAATATTTCACGTCATATAATTTTTCTTTGTCAAGAAAGGATATC